TGCATTCCGGCGACCCGATCGTGAGGAATGCGGAGCCGGAAGGGTCCGCCCAATAGAGCGCGATGGGATAGAGCTTCGGCGGGTATGTCCCCGTGATGTATGCATAGAGTGCCGACGCGCGAGCCAGATCCCGCCCCTCCAAGGCGACGGGATGAACGCCACGCGCCGCAAGCTGGTCAATGATCGCCTCCGCTGCCACGCATCGTTCAGGATCGGCCACAGCCGGGACGGACGCGAGCAAGAGCGCGCTCGCAAGCGCAAAGGCGCTGCGGGTCATAATTCGGCTCCGATTGTGGGGGATTATTGCTTGAGAATGTGCGTGCGAATGCCGGTCCAGAGGGCGAGCAGAAAGCCCCCCGTGACCACGGCGATAACCGCATAGCCAATCTTGGCCGCAACGCCGTCTACCGCCTTGCGCAGCCGGCGCAGGAAGCGGAAATCCTCGCGGGCTTCGGCCCGGTCTTCCTTGTCCTCTAGGGACAGGCCGGCATCGTCGAGGGCTCGCTTAGCCGCCCGCAACATGCGCGCCTCAAGCTCCTCCGGCGATATGGAGATGATGACGCTTTCGGTGGGCTCGTTCTGCATCGGAGGCTTACCCCTTCGCAGCAGCGCGAGCGCGAAGGGTGGACACGATCCGGTACAGCACCGGGCCGATGGCGATCACGGCGCCGGACAGGATGGCCCAATCTTCCGCCCGCACCCAGCCCTTGGCGACCACGAAGCCACCGAGGAACACCAGCCCCTGACGCGCGATCTGCGGCCACAGGCTTTCCATGGCCTGCGGCTTCGGCATGGCATCGCGGACGGCATCCGCGACCGCAACCACGTCCTGGTTGCGCAGCCCGTTGGCGGGGCTCTGGGCGGCCTTGGCGACGGCCTCGGTGACCACGCGGTCCAAGGACAGCTTGCCGCCGGTGGCGCCGCTGAGGGCGCCAGTGATGGCCCCTATGATGTTGATCGGGATCATTTGGCGGCTCCTTTGAAAAGCGCGGAGATGGCTGAAAAGACGGCAGCCCAGAACGAGACAGCCGGAGCGGTGTCATTGTCTTGCACAGGGGCCGGTTCGTGAGGCGCAACGGGCGTTGTCTCGCGCGGGTGATCGGCAACGCCATCCCATCCGGCGGCGTTGAGCGCGGCGAGGAAGCTGGCGTGATAGCCGGCGATGGTGCTGGCCTTGTCGGTGCCGTTGATGATGCGGCGGGCCTGCACCGGGTCATCCTTGGAGGCGCTGAAATAGTCTGCCAGCTTCTTGCCGGTGAACCAGCCCTCCTCCATGCCGGCGAACATAATTCGGGCGGCATTGTCGGGCGTCATGGCGAGGTCTGGCGAGGCAATCAGGTCAACGCCGATTTCCTTCCCGGCTCGCTCATAATTGACACGCCACGTCAGCTGCACGTAACCCCTGCCGCAATAGCGCGGCCCGTCGCCGGGCGCGGTGTTCCCCATCTTGCGGGCGAGATCGGGGCGCTCGCCCTTCACGTCGTACATGCGCGTGAAATAGGCCGTGCCGCCATATTCCTTGATCGGCTGCATTGTGCGCGCCGTCTCGTGGTAGGCGGTTGCCAGCGCATAGGCGAGGTGACGAACGTCCTTGACGCCATAGGCCGATGCGGCGGAGAGAATGGCGTCCATCCCCTCCACCTGAGCTTGCGAGAGCGACCCGCCGAACGGCTTCGCTCTCACGCTGGCGAAGAATGCCGCGCGGTTCATGGTAGGCTCCGATTGTCAGGGGATTAGGGGCTGCCGTCCACGATCACGGAGACGGTCGTGCTGCCGGAGGCGGTGCCGGCGATCACGTCGGCTTCGACCAACGTGGCAAGCTTGATTTCACGCGCGCCGCTGCCTGCCGTCGAATAGCGCTCGCGGTCGTAGTTCGTCACCAGCTTGTTGTCGGCGCCGAATGTCAGGTCCGGGTAGGAAATGTTCGTGCCGGTGTCGAAGGTATAGGATTGGCCGGTCGGCCACGTCGAACCGTCGTTGGTAGATATAGCGACGGTCATATTAGAGCGCGTGGGATTGGCCGACTTGTTGAACACCAAGGCCAGATTGCCGGCAGGGGTGCGCTTCACGACGGCGCGGCTGTTGGCCGTCGTGAAAGCGCTGAAGCTGGTTGCCGAACCCCACGACGACATGTCGCCAACAGCCGAAATCGCGTACTGAAGCCCGGCCGTCGTGCGCCAGAAAGCGAGCGCCGTTCCGTCCAGTTTCTCGACGACGGTGGCCTCGCCATAGGTGACGTTGGTTCCGGTCGGAAGCGTCCCGACGATGGTAAGAGCCAGCGTGTCGGGGTCTATGCGGCAGATGTTCTTGCCGGGCGTAATGCCGGGCTTCGTGGGGATGATCGTCGTAGGCCAGAACTCAAGCGGGATGTACCAGCCGCCGTTGAACGTGAACGGCTTGTGAGGCTCGCCAAGGCCGAGATAGACCGGCGTTCCCACGGTGGGCACATCGGCGGTCGGGTTGGTGACCCGGCAGGCCCATGCGCCTTCATAGCCGTCATGGACGTTGCCCGATCCGGTCTGTCCAAAGAACACCACGAGATCGCCATTCGGTGCAACGCCCATGTGAGGCACATGCACGCCATCTACGATCTTATCGGCCGGCCGGATGAAGGCGAACTGAGTGGCGACTGAATCGCCGGGGTCCATGTAGCCGAGGATGATATAGGAGCCCGGACCCTCGCCGCTGGCGTGCGTCAGGACTTGCATCCCCATCCACGCCACAAACAGCCGGTCGCCCATCTGCTGAGCCGCCGGGATCATCAGCGAGGCCATCGGCCCCGATGTCGCCGGCACGTCGTAATCAATGACAGGCGTGCCATAGGCCGGGCGGCTGGTGGCGGTGACCAGCGCATTGTCGGAAAGCGCGCTTTGCGAGACGCGGACATTCTGCCAATAGGCGCACGGGTTGCGCGCGTTCACCGCGTCGCCGTTCACGATCTGCGTCGTGAGCCCGCTAGGAAGCGTCACAGCCGCCTCACCGATCTTCCGGCCATTGATGAACAGCGCGAGGTTGCCGCCCGTGTAGCGCAGCGCCACCTTGACAGAGCGATAGCGCAGATAGGGCGAGCCCTGCGTATTCGTCGATGTCTCGGTTAGACCGCTCGGGAATGTCGCCGTGCCGCCGCCAACGCGGATGCCGGTGAACAGGTAGTTCTGATAATCGACGCCGATCTCGATGTAATTGTTGAGCGTGCCATCCGACCACGTGAACAGGCGCGGGCTGACCGTGCCGGGCGCCGGAGCGATGGCCTGTTCGGCTAGCCACGTCGTGGTGAATTCGAGCGTCCAGTTGCCGGCCGGGAGCGACGCAGCGCGCGTCATGCTGTCAGCGACGCGGGCGGTCGGGCCGGGAGGCGTGGGGATCTGACCCTTCTGCACCATGGGCCGGGCGATATAGCGGGTCTTGCCCTCGCCATCGTATGAGGGGCCTCGCGCCGAATTAGACGCCGGGATGCAAGCGATGTAAGGCGCTGCCGTGGCGGTGCTGGTCGCCGGGGCGCGGAACCACACCCACCACAAGCCATCCGCGACCGGGATTGAGCCCGTGCCGCTGACCGCGCTACCGGTCACCGTGAAGGTGTCCGTGTAGGTGTCGTAATTGACATAGGCGTTGTTTCCGTGGGTCACATTGGAGAACGCGGCTTGCAGATAGCGACCTGTGCGGGCATCGGCTAGAAAATGGAAAGTGCCCCATTCGCCCGATGTCCACGACTGCGTACTCGGCTGCATGAAATGGGCAACGCCGGTCGCGGCGCCGTCGCTGATCAGCCATCCCGTATCGCCGGCAGGGTCGGCATCGCTTGCCGTCAACGTCACGTTGGTCTTGGTCGTGGTCGCGGACAGATCGAGCGAGTTGTCCCATAGGTTGGTCGCGGCAGGACCGAGCAAAACGCCAAGATCGGAGGCCGCTTTCTGCCCGCTGCTTACGCTCCGCAGGAGCCCTTCACGGGTCCACGCCAGCGCAGCAGACGCGCGCGAGAACGTCCAGCCGGCGTACCAAGGCTTGCCACCGGCTGACTCGAACCCGAGGTCGGCAATGCCGAAATCCTCCATCACGACACCGCCTTGACACCGACCTTGGCGCCGGCCGTGAGGGTCAGCGCGATAGTGGCGCCGGCACCGAGAAACCGCCGGGCCGTGGTGTCTGCGGTCTGCGCCGTGGCTGTGGTGTCAGGCGTCGCGCCAATGGCGATGTAGCAATCGGTGTCCGTGGTCAGGCGTGCGACCAGATCGGTGTTGTTGGTCTGCGCTGGCGTGGCCGCTGTGCCGTCTGCCTGCGTGCCGGAAATGGTCAGCACCTCGGAGAACACGCACGGGCCGTGCAGGGACGAGCCATAGGGCGTTTTGAGCGCGGGGTTGCCGTACTCGACGTAAAGCGAGGCCATGGGCGGGGCTCCAAAGAAAAAGCCGCCCGGAGGCGGCTAGGTGCTGGTGATGGGATGGTTGGTCAGGCGCCGGGCGGATCGAGCAAATCCCACACGACGCCGGCCACGTAGATGGTCAGCGCCCGCCCGGTGACAGCCTTGAGAAGCGACAGGTCTTCGACGCTGACGTTTTGAGCGCCGCCGGCATAGATCCGATCTGCCAGCCTCTTGCGGCGCACCTTCTCCGCGCCGGCCAAATCAGCTTCATCCCGGTGGTTGGCCTCAAGCGCGCTGATGCAGCACACAGCGAGGGTGATAGGAGCATCGCCAGACTTCAGCGGGGCGCCGGCGCGGTCGCGAATGGGCGTATCGAAATCAATCTGAGGCACGTGTGTCTCCTTAGTAGCCGCGCGCCGTGACATAGCAGACGAGGCTCGAAAGGCTTGATGTCGAGGCCGAGCCGTAGTTCATCACGTAAATCGTGATCTGGTCCGTGCCGGTGTAGCGGGCGATGGCGTGGATCTTGTCTGTGGAATATCCCGTCCCAAGCGTGACGGTGATTTCATCGGAAGCGGAGACGCCCGTGAGCGTCTGCGTCACGCTGTAGGCATTCTGCGCGGTGATGACGCCGGGGTTGATGGTGTAGACGCCGCGAAGCATTTTCTTGAGCAGCGCGCCCGTGCTGATCTGCAAACTCTGGCGGACGAACAGGTCGCCATCCTTGCCAAGCTGAGCCGCGAGCAGGTTTACCGAACCGACAGCGGTCGAATTATCGGCGTTGACCACCTTGCCGCTCATGAACTTGAGCGCGTCGGCCGTCTCGTCATACCAGAGCGCCATTAGCTCATCGGCCGGGCCGAGGTAGACGGCGCCGGGCTTTTCGTTGCCGTCACCGCCGACCGCATAGAACTGCGTCACCTGCTCCTGCGCGCTGGATGCGAGGAACGCATATTTCCAGTTCGACGGAGAGCCATAGGGCTGGATGCTGTTGACCATGTAGGCGGCGTGGTTGTCGCCCTTCCGGCTCTGCATGACGCAGCCGTGGAAGCGGTAGCCCTGACCGAGGATGCGCTCGTCAGCGTACCAGCCGATCAACACTTGCCCCAGGTTCTGCAAATCGCCCGAGGTATTGACCACGCGCGACGACATCTCGAAGCCGAGTGAGCCACCGTCCGTGTTGGAATCGCCCGTGGTGACCTTCGTCACATCGACCAGAATTCCAGCGCCGTCCGACTTGCGGCCGTTGCGCATGATGACAAACAGGCCGTTCACCTCGCCAACGACCGTTGAGGTGAGGTAGCTGCTTTTTTCAGACGAGACGATCAGGCCAATATCGCTGGCGCCCATCGACTGGTAACCCGAGCCCGTCGCCCGGCGCGTCACCGTCATCGTGGCGCGGGTGTCGAGGTGGGTATCGGTCTCGGTGGACAGGAAGTCGTTCTGCGTCAGAAAGGTGTAGAAGGCACTGGACGCAAAAGCATCGCCGGTCACTACCTGCTGAATGCCGCGATCAGCCCAGATTTGCGGAACGACAGCATCGGTGACAAGCCCCCACCAGCCGCCGTTCGAGCTGCTGGAACTGCCATCCGGCAAGAAACGATCAGCGGAACGGTGCTTAGGCCCCGAGGCTGGCTCGCTGGCGACACGCTCGCGCGTGTGCATGACGCCGCCGTTTGCGTCGGTAGCGTCGATGATTGTCACCGCCTTGACGCCCGCCGGCACTTCGGCGGCGCTTGCAGTGGTCACGGTGTAGAAAAACATGTGCCCGGAAGCGGCGATAGCTTCGTCATAGGTGGACTGCGCCTCTACCCCCGCCGCGACCACAGCCGCATTGATGACAGGGGCGCTGAAATCCCCGTAGCTCATTCCCTTGAACGTGCCGTCATCGTCTTGCAAGGCGATGCTGTCGGTGCTAGCAGCGTTGCCAACGGCAATCCCGCTGTAATCAAGCCCAACAGCCAGTGTACCATTGAGGAGCGTCGCGTCGATGCCGGCGCCCGCTTCCACGCGCGCGGCAATACGGGGAAGAATGCGCACGGTGATGCTCATTTGCGGACAATCCCGTCATAGATGAGGACAGAGGCAACAATGGCCTGATCGGTCACGCCGTCGCGGGCAATCGTCACGCCGAGGTCGTAAGATTGAGGGTGGACGCCGATCATTTCGGAGCGGGGGAAGTGGAACTCCGCCACTCCGAGCCCCGTAATCTCGATCTTGCCGTTGTCGGTTGTGGCGGACAGAACCGGCGTGTCGTCGATGACGTTCGGCCGGCGCACGTCCAGAATGATGGTGGCGTCCGTTAGGTCAATCAGCGCGTTGGCGTCGTCGCGGAATTCGAGCGTGTCGATCCAGTCTGCGCGGCTGGAAGCCTGAAGCGTGGCAGAGGGATAAGCCATGACCACCTCAGAGTTTCATGAGCCACGTGCCGGCGAGGTAAGGCGACATGTTCTCATGCGCCTGACCGCCGCCGGTTGCGGTAATGGAAAGGGTGTGCGTATGGGCGCCGTTTTCCGAAGTCGTGGCGGGGACACCGAGGGGGCCGAACGATCCGCCCGTGGTAATGCCCGAAGCGCCGCCAGCGAACGCCTGAAAGAACGAGCCGCCGCCTAATGGGGCGTGCGTATGAGCGCCGGCCGACTGCGCCGTGCCGCCATGGGCGTGAGCGGGGATGGTACTTTCAGTCAGCGTGACAGTGGATGCACCGCCTGTGGTCCCACCCGTGGTGATGCCCGGCAGCACGCTCGCTGCCGAATTGCCCATCGTATCGAGGCCGAACGGACCGCGACCGCGCATATCCAGCGTGGCAATGTTCTTATTTGCCGCCCAATCTGCTGCCGCGTTAGCACCGCGCCCGCCGCTGACCGTAAGGCTCGGGAATTTGGACCAGAGATATGCGAAGGCAGCTTCGCAGTCCGCGTTAGCGCGTTCAGTGGCGCCGGACGTTGCCGAACCGATGGTGCGACCGTTAAGCCGAAACCACCCTTCAAGCGTCCCGTTTTCGGGAATGAACCACATGACGCCGGTTCGGGCGAGCGCCGTGGTGTCGATTTCGACAGGCGCGGCCGAAGCCCAGCGGGACGGGCCGACAACAGGCACGCCGTCCTGATCGATCAGCGCAACACCCGTTGCCGTAGATACCACAACCCGGATCGTCTCCGGGGTATCGTCGATGAAGACGGACGGGAAATATCCGGCCGCATTGGCAACGACGGGTTGCGTGATCGGCGTAGACAGCAGCGGATCGGAATAGGCGATAATCGGGCTGGTGGTGTTCCCCAGGTAAAGCCGTGCAAGAGCCCCCGCCGCCACGTTGCCGTACTGGTCGGAGAACTGTCTCCCCGCTATAAGATAGACATACGCAGAAGACATGAAGCCCTCTCAAACGAGAAAAGCCCCGCTTTCGCGAGGCGCTTGGAGATGGAATGCTGAGGCTGGTGGGGCTGGTTTATTTCACCACGACATGGATGGTCGCGGACTGGCCCCTATGGACGGCGGGCGCCGTTTTCGTCGGCGGGTGCTGGTATCATGCCCTGTGGCTGGACGGTTACGGCCAGCGGGCGGGTGCCGCGCCCGAGGAATTCGGTAGCGGCCTCTACAGCCTTGAGAAAGCGGCGGTCGCGCGCGAGCGTCTGAATTGCCTTATCGAATACTGCCGGGTCGTCGGAGGCGAGCATCTGCCCGACACGACGGGCAACGCGGCTGTCGATTTTGGCAGCCCCGCGACGCAGGCCATAAATCAGAGCGCCCGTGGCAATAGCCTTTGGATCGAGCGGGTTGCCACCGGAGACGACGAGCCCGGCGCCACCCGCCAGCCCAAGCTCGGCAAGCTGCCGCGCCGTGGTTGAATTGCCCTGAACCGCCACGCGAAGGCGGTCCATCATTTCCTCGCCCTTCACGAAGGCTTCAAGCTCGCTGGCCTGCTTAGAGCCAAGGGCGATGTTGATCCGCTCACGCGCGGCCGGCGATCCAAAGATCGACTTCACCACGTCGCGGTTGTCGCGCAGCTCGCGCACCCGGTTGATGAGGGTCGAGGCGAACCCCTCACGGAACAGGTCTCGTTCAGGCGCCGACATCTTGCCCAGCGCGCGCGAGGCAGACGCGTTGTCCATCGACGCCGTGACAAAGTTCGCCCCGGCCTCTAGCGCATCCTCCGCACCGAACGCCTGCGCTGCACCCTGACGCGCCGCTTTATAGGTCGGCACGGCTGCGTCCAGATTGGTCAGCAGGCGATTCTTGAGGCCGATAAGTTCTCGTGCGCGGGAAGCGTCACCGCCCCGGCGCAGGGTGTCGATCTGGCTATCGAGGTTGCGCTTGACCACATCCCAAAACTGAAGGTCAGGCGTGATGCCCGGCTTGAGCACAACGGCGCCGCTCTGCGGGTCCACCTGGAACGGGTTGCGAACAGGGCGCGCGCCCTCACTCGCCGCAACGTTTCGGCTGCGTTCCGTTGCATCGGCAATCGCGCGCTGCACAGCAGGCGCACTGGTCAGGTCCGCGAGCTCGTTATTCCAGACCTGCCGCCCTTGCGCATAGGCGCGATCATAGGCGGGCTTGTTAGCCCGGCGGGCGGCATCGATAAGCTGCTCACGGACAGCCGGCGCGTCGCCAGATGCACCCGTCGCGCGGCGTAGCGCGTCCACAGTACGGTCGCCCTGAGACTGGAACCGGGGCTGCGTCAGCGTGGTCAGCGCCTCCCGAGCTTCCGGAGAGGTGTTCGCGGAAGACCGGGCAAGAGCGCGGGTTGTCTCCCCGCCGGTATCAGCAACGGCCATCGGCGCGCCGGACGCACGAGCGGCCTGCAAAGTCTGCTGCGCCATGGCCGGATCGACGCCATCGGCAGCGAGTGCGCCAGCGATACGGCGCCCGGCTTCGCGGTCGGTATTAACCGCCCCACGGAACGGACCCGCAAGGCTGTTTGCAGCCGCACGAGTGCCGGCAACCACGCCCTCAACGACAGGGACAGCAGCGCCACCTAGAGCGCCACCAACAAGCGCGCCGCCGACAGCACCAGACGCGCGACCGCCGACCCCTTCGCCAGAGCCAAAGCCATACAGGCCGCCATAGGCAGCGCCGGTTGCAGCCCCGCCGGCAACGCGGGCTCCAAGCCCTGCACCCTGAGCAATGCGCACGGCGGGCGAAAAGGGCGCAGTAAGCAACGCGCCGCCGATTTCAGCGGCGCCCATTCCGACCGGGCTTTGCTGCCGGGCGCGGTCTTCGAACTCACGGGCAGCGGCAAGGTTCATGTCGTAACCGCCCCCACGCGCGAGAGTGCGAGCACCTGCGCCAAGTTCGTCAGCCATGCCGAAGGTCAGGCCCTGCATGAGAGCCATCTGGTACGGACTGACGGTCTTCTTGAGAGCCTCCGCCTGCTGATCGACGGCCATCCCCTGCCCTTGAGGGGCGCGGCGATAGGCGCTGGCAAGCTGCTCCATGCGCTGTTGATCGGCCGGCGCGGGCTGACCCTGAAACTGCGCGAACGCCGCGTCCATGCCGCCGGGCTGCGTGATGTACGCTTGACCGTTCCCGATGGCATCGGTGGGATTGTCGAACTGGTCGAAGAAATTCCCACCAGCCGCTGGAGCAGGCGCCGGCCCGTCGAACTGGTCAAAGAAGTTCGCCATGCGCGTTACTGCCCCAGAAGGATAGCGGCGGTGCCGGGTCCATACTTCGCGTCGAACTGCTCACGAAGCGCCGGGTTCTGAATGAGCGCCTGTGCAGCCTGCGGAGGTACGCCGCCAAGCTGACGGAGCTTGTCGACGCCCGGCTGCGAGCCCTGCGGCACACGGTCGGTGTTGACGTTGGAGCCCGGCGAGGTAAGCGGAGGCGTATAAGGCGCCGCGTTGGCCGGCTGAGATCCGACCATGGCCGGGCGGGCTCCGGTGTAGCCGGGATCGGGAACGGGCGCCACGGGCTGCGCCTGCTGAGGTGCGGGGCGCTGCTGTGAGGTCATGCCGCCGCCAGGCTGATAGTACGTGTTGCCGCGAAGCTCATTCGCCCGCTGCTGCGACTGGCCTAGCCGGCGCTGCACCGCCTGTTCGGCGCGCTGATAGATCTGCTGACGCACGGCCTGCGGCTGGTCAGCCGAGCCGGCAATCTGAAGCAGAATGGCCCGCTCGCCCTCGGTCGGAGCCGCGCCGAAGATGGATCGAAGCTGCGACAGCGCCTGTTCGGTCGCGATGGCGTTCAGGTTGGCGGTCGATTGCGCCCCCTGCGGCGAGGCGATGGCGTCGGGCACCAGCCAATCCGGCAGGTTATTGCCGATCATTGCGCGCGTGCCGGCTGTGACACCGCTGTAGGCGCCGGGGCTCACTTCCTGCGCCTGCTTGAGCAGGTTAAGCCCGCTCTGCGCCGCTGCAATGGCGTCGTCGGCCTCAAGGATTGCCTTTTTGTCGGTCGCCGTCAGCGGCTGCGTATCCTCGCGCGGCATCCGGCCCGTGAGCACATAGGACTGATAGCCCGGCGAGTTGGGTGAAAGGCCCATCTGCTGCGCGGCCTGCGCGCGGGCGCCGATTTCAGCCTGCGGCGTGCCGGCCGTGGCGTTCTGCTGGCGTAGGGCGAACTCCTGCTGCCACTGCTGCTGTTTAAGCGCGTCCTGCTGGCGCTCGTAAGCCTGCTGCGAGCCGGCGGACTGCTGGCCCTGCTCATACTGCATCCGGCGAAACGCGCGGTCTTCCTGCGTCATGCCGAGGTCGGCAAGCGTCATGGCGCCTTGGATGTCGCCGGCCTTCAGAAGCTGCGTGGCGGCTGCGTTATAGTCGACGCCCCCCGGCCCCGCTCCAAGCTCGGCAAGCGACTGCCGCGCCTTGCGCACGCGGTTTTCGTCACCAGCCTTCCGCCCGGCTTGAAAGTCATCGAACAGGTTGGAAAGCGTCTGGCCTGCCAGCGCGCCGCCGGCAGCGATATTGATCGGCGGGACGTTGAACTCAACCATCAGATGAAGCTCCCGAGCAGCTTGGTCCCGAGCGACACAGCGCCTAGCAGCCCCTGCCCTTCGGCCTGCGCCTGCTGCGCCTTGGCATTGCCGATGCCGGTCGCCGTATTCCAGTCGAGGTTTGCCAGCGAGTTATAGGTGTTGTACCCGGTCTGGCCCTGGTTCTGCTGGATGGTGGCGCTGTTGTTGGCGATCTGAAGGCCCTGCGTGCCGAGGCCGCTCAGGCGGTCAAGCCACGAGCCATAGTCCTGCGAGGCGAGACCCTGCGCGTAATTCACGAGGTCGGTAGAGGTGTTGCCGCTGGCAAGCAGCCCCTGCGCGGATGCGGCGCGCATAGCTGCCTGCGTGCCCTGATCGAGCTGGAACTGATAGCCCGGCGAAGTCGTGTAGGCCGACTGCGCGTTGGCGGTGCCGGTAGATCCGTTCAGCCCCAGCGCATCGCCATAAAGCGAATAGGCGTTCTGCGCCGTCTGTTTGTACGGGTCGTACTGCGACAGGGCCTGATTGGTGTAGTTCTCGGAATAGCCAAGCCCGGTCTTTAGCTGGTTGGTCGCGGCAGCCTGCCCGGTCTTAAGCCCGCTGATCTGCTGCTTGGCGGCTTCTTCGGCGTTGCCAGAGAAGAAATCGGTGAGGCTCATCAGGGTATCTCCGAACGCACCACGGCGAAGGACTGCGAAAGGCGCTGGAAGAAGTCGTACCAGTCGCGGTTCATGAGGCCGGTGCGAGGATCGACCACCGGCTGGTTAGGCGGCGGGATCGGCAGCGGCGCGGCAGAAGCGGTAGCCATCAGTATTTCACCGGGGCAGCGGTCATGTCGCCAGAGAGCAGGCCGGCGTAGACCGGATCGGACACACGCAAGCGCCAGACGCGCCCCTTTGCCCCCGTAAGCCCGCAGGGAGCCACGGTGACGCGGGTTTGGTACTCGCCTTGACGCCCAAGAGCCCGAACCACAGGAAGGCCCCACAGGGCGCCCCCGTCGTCTGACCAGTCGATGCGCACCACGGGGTTGGTCTGCGTCGGGTCCGAACCTGTTACGACGCCCGGCGCCACCACAAAATCAAAGTCCGCCCGCTGCACCCGGACGCGGTTCGGAAAAGCGGACGCCTGCGCGCTTGTGACTTCGAACACCAGCGGCGCGCCGGCTTCGCCAAAAGCCGTCTCGGTGATCTGTCGGATATCACCGGCCTGCGTGTCTGCCGCCAGCCACTTGCCGAATGCATAAACGCTGGAATGAGCCCGCCACGTGGTGAAGTTGTAGGACTGGCGCTCATGCCACGATGAAGTCTGAAGGTCGTAAACCCACGTCCACGTCGAGCCGGACACCACAAGGCACGGGTGCCCGTCCACGGTGTAGCACCAGCACCGGATAGCAGACTGCGCCGCGTCGCTCTGGATGATGTAATCAAGGTCTGGCGTGGAAATCTTGGACAGGTTGTAGCCGTCGAGGGCGTAGACCTGGCAGTCGTCCCCGACAAACATCACCTGCTTGGAGAAACCGTCGTCCTGCCCGGCGATGGCGTCAGCGCCAATCAAGCCGCGCGGCAGCACCGTGGCCCGCGTGAACGGGAAGCCAGTAGCATTGCCCGTGTTCGACCATATTTCGATTGACGCCGACCCGCAAAGATAGAGCTGCGAGCGGAAGCCGATGCCCCGCAACAGCCCATCCGGGTTGCTCTCAGCCTTCGCGAAGTCGAGCGAACTTACGGTCGTGTCGTTGATGCCCGAGGCGAAAGCCCGCCCATCAGCGATAGCCCACATGAAGTAGCCGTCAACCGAGCACACCGAAGCGGAATCGGGGAGGTCCGCGTCTCCAAGGTCCGTCACGCTGCTCGACGTGATCAGAAACGACGCGCCATCAGCCACGGCCACGATATCGGGAACAGGAACCTTGTTGTTGCGGGCGAAATAGACCGTGCCGTCGCCCGGCGCGTCGCCTATCTCGGTGACAACGCCCGCCGATGTGATGGTGACGAACTTGTCATCGAACGCCGCGTAGATGTAGGGCGAGACGTAGATGGCGCCACGAAACGCCGCATAGCTGGTCTCGCAGAACGTCACCAGCCCCGGCGCGCGGCGAATGACCGTCTGCGCACTGGCGCCGCTGGAAAGCTTCTCGGCATAGGCGTTGATGAGCCGTCCGCCACCTTCCGCAGGGCGCCGGCCCGGCGCTGTGCTGGTCGGGAAGGGAATGCCGGTCATCAGAAATATTCCGTTGCCAGCGTCTCATAGGACGGGCCGAACTGGCGAAGCTTGGCGAGGCTCGCCTCAGCCGACACCACGCGCGCGGCCTCTACCGACTGGCCGAAATCAGGCGCCGCCTCTTGCGCGAGCAGCACGGCCAACGGCTCGAAATAGCTCTCGACGATCTGCCCATCCAAGAAGAACGGCGCTTCGTCCAGATCGCTCAGGCGCGACAACATCGGCACGATAAGAGCGACCACGTCGTTGGAGTTTTCGACCGTAGCCGTCTGCCCAGCGCCGATCACACCCAGGATCTTCAGGGCGCGCGTCGTCAGCTCTGCGTAGGATTTCAGCGCCATGGCGTGCCCCTTAAATGGGAAGGACGGCCCGTAGGCCGTCCCTCGTGTCAGTCCTGCTTGCGCGGGCGTCCGGGGCCGCGCTTTTCGGTCACGGGTTCCGCATCAGCGGCCTCCACGACGAAATGCGGGTTAGCAGCCGCCTTGGCGACGACAGCGGCGGCAACGTCGAGAGGGATGCCGTCAAAGAAACGAACGCCCATGAAGGTGACGACTTCAGCGTCACCAGCCGGGGCGCGGTACGTCACCTTCGCCATGGTCAGCCGTCCGTATCCGGTACATAGGCGATGACCACCTCACCCGCGCCCGTGGTCGCTGCGGTGCCGGAAAGGCCGACAGTTGCGGTGATCGTGGTATCGGCCGACACCAGATAGCCGCCGATGGTCTCATCCAGAGGGATGAAGTTGGCGGTGCCGAGGGCGAGGTCGGTCCCGAACAGGTCGTCATTGTCCGACGTGCCAACGTCGAGAACGTTGGTGGAGCCCGCATTGAATACGGTCGTGACGTGCACGCCGCTCATGGGCTTCAGAATGAGCGAGCCGGCAGGGATGACGCCGACCGTAAGGGCGGTGCCGTTGTCGGTGAAGGCAATGCTCTTGCGCAGAAAGTGAACCATCTGCCGCTGCATAATGCGCGGCTGGCGAGTGCGGGCCATGAAGCCCTCCTGTCATGTCGAGGGGAAGGGGCCGGCAGGCGATGCCGCCGGCCGTTTCATCAGGCGTCCGCAACGGCCGCGTGGTAGACCGTGAACACGCCCCAATCCTTGAAGGCGGTGCCGTCCTTGGTCTTCTTGGCGATCTTAGCCGCGCCGTAGCACATCTTGACGCCGACACCCTTGTTGAACTGGTAATCGGTATCGTCGAGGGTGGTCGGGGTCGGCATGGTCGCCCACGGCATGGCGAGAGCGGACTGGCCGCACAGGAACGCGGGCGCCACGTTGATCGAGCTGGCGCCGGCACCGGTCACGGTGCAGAGGTCGTCCAGCTCCGGGATTTCCCGGATGATCACGCCGTTGTACATCTCATCGCCATCTTGGAAGATGGGGTTCGAGCCAACGTCGCGCGGGCGAGCGTCCTTGTTGATGGTCGCGAGAGACGCCTTCAGGTCACGAAAGCCGAGCGAGCCGGCGAACATGACGAAGTATTCGCGGCCATCGCTGACCTTGAAGGGGCGGATCTTCGGGTTAGCCTTGCGGGCAAGGCGCTTCGCCAGATCGACCACGGAATAGGTCAGCTTGTCGGCAGTCGCGTCCACGTTGCCGAGGGCGGTTGCCATGGTCGTGCTGTAATTGCTGGTCTGCGAGCCGAACAGCACACGATCCGAATTCGCGGTCACCCAAGTGTTCTTCTGAGCAGCGGTCGCAGCCGAGTACAGCACGCCGTTGACGCGCTGACCGTACTGCGAGCCGAGACCGGCCGGCGAGCTTTCGGACGGCAGGGCGTGAAGCGCGAGCAGGATTTCGTCCCGCTGAAGCTCCTTACCCCAGTCCGACAGTAGCGGCTTGGCCTCACCGAAGATGTCGGCGCTGTCCTTCTGGTCTTCGGCGTCGTTGGTCTTGACGGCGTTGCGAGCCCAATCGACCCACACGCGAAAGCCGTAGTTGTCGATGGACTCTTCGTTGCCGGTCAGGGTGCCGGCGCCGATGGCGTCGCCGTTGAGGCGAGCGACCAGCGGGATATTGACCTGCTCGCCGCCCTTCTTGGGGTCGTAGATGCGGCGGAAGATCGAGGTCATGTCCTCGCCCATATACGGCGAGAACAGGTTTTCACGAACGAATTCGCGGGTGATTTCCTTGCGGAACTGGATGAGCTTGTTATTGCTCTGGATGGTCGTGACGGCCATGGTGGGAACCTCCTGACCGCCGGAAGCGCGTTAGCGCTTGGCGGCCGTGGCGAACTTGAAAAGCTCCCGGTCCGACAACGGCTGATCGTCAGCCACGCCGTTAGGCGCCGCTGCGGTCATGCGGTTGAGGGAGGGGGGGAGCGAGGTGACTGTTGCCGGTCGACCAGCCGCAGGGGCCTGCGCCTGCGCGCGCCACGCTTCCATTGCCTTTTGGCGGAAAGCGGCGTCGCTCAGGGCTTCATCGAGGATTTTCTGACGGTAGGCGTTGGGGTCCGTTCCGACTTCGCGGATGACCTCCTGTTGCGCGTACCAGTTCATCAGAGCGCGGCCCGGATTGGGCGCGTTGATGATCTGCTCTTTCAGCCGAAGGTCGCCGTTGTTGATTTGGGCGTCGGCATATTCGAGAGCAGAGCGGAACCGCTCGCCGTGCTGTTCGCCAACCTCGGCAAACGATGCGGCGATGAACCGCTTCTGGAACTGCTGTTCGAGCTGCTGCTGCGTGCGCTGAAGCGCTTGGTCCACATAGCCCTGCGGGTCCGCATACGGGTCCGGTAGGGGCTGCGGCGGCTGCGCTTGGCGCTGTAGCTCGGCAAGCTGCCGCTGAAGCTCGTCACGCTCGCGCTTGAGTTCGTTGCGCTTGTCGCGCTCATCCAGAAGCTCGCGCAGCGGGACGCGACGGTCCTGCGGCTCGGGTTCGGGGATGGCAGCGGGTGCCGGGATGGGAGCGGCCGACAGTTCCGCATCCGGGATCGGGGCGGGAGTGGCGGACGTCTCAACAACCGGTTCTGCAACCGGCTCCGGGCTAGGCGCGTCCGAAAGGGCGCTCTCAAACAGTTCCTTGTCAGAAATCTCGGCGGAATCCATGCGTGGTCGTCCTCGCTGTGTCGTCGCTGATCACGGGTGCGCCCTGTAACGCCGGGCGGATGCGATAGCTGGCGGATAAAGGTCGCCAGAGCCTGCGCCGTATCGTGGTCGCCTACGGTCGGTTCTGCGGCTGAAACCGCATGCGGGCGGCGTCTGCCTGCTGTTGCATCTGCGCAGGGGCAAGCCGCGTTTCCACGGCCACCTTTTCCGCCTGCGCATATTTCAAAACGGTGTTGGCGCGGGTTTCTTCGACCTTCGCCATGCTTTCCAAGGTCTCCACGGGCGTCGGCCCAGGCTGCCCCTGTGCGGGCGCTTGCGACTGACCAGCCTGCGAAAGCTTGAGGATGGTGTTCGCCTCGGTCTCCTTGACCTTGGCGGCGCCCTGCGCCAACTCGATTTGCGCGGCCTGCTGCGCCTCGGGCGGCGGCTGGCGCCCGCGCTCGATCATCTCGACGATCTTCTTCTTTTCCGAAGACGGCAGGCTCGACGCCTCGATAAGCGCCTCTGGCGGGACGGCCGCACCGTTCTGCGCCAAGGCGACGAGCGTGTCGTACACGTCCTGCATGATGTTGAGCGTGTCGGGGCCTTCGTCAAGGATCACGTCCACGTCGAGGGCGCCAAGCGCGTTGACCAGCACGGGCATCCCGGTTTGCTGGTCGAGCTGCAACCCGTTCAACTGAAGGAACTGCGCCATTCCCTCGTTATCGGTAACGCGCAGCCAGCGCTCCGATGTCCAAAACTGCTGTTGCGCGTTCCAGATGGCCCGGTACACACGCAGCTTCCACCCGCGATAAGCGAGGATGAACGGGCCAAGCTCGGCAATCCCCGCCTGCTGAAGCAGCGATATTGCGCGCCCGGACTTGTTCGCCACGTCGCCTAGCAAAGCAGGGTTCGGGCCGAAGCCCTCGATTTCCTGGATTGCCTGCTGAAGGAATAGGAGCTGACCTTGCAACTCGGCATTCTTGGCCGCGTCATCGAAATCAAAGCGAGCGTTCGGGCGAACCTCAACCACGCCATCAGGGCGCGCCGCTTCCCGGCGGGCAACCTCGACACTCTCAACCGCGCCCTTCTCCATGATGATGCGGCGGGTATTGAGGATATGCAGCGCCTTGGAATCGCGCGTGTTGATCTTGTCCTGCGACGACTTCATGTTGCGGATGAAGCCGTAACGGTCGCCCGCGTGATCCACGTTGGCGCTGAACATCACATATTTGCAGACCGACCGGCCGCGCTCGTCAACGAAGGGCGAGACGCCCCCGGCGAGCTTGGTCGTCGCGCAGTACATGCACCAATGCCACTGGTTGCCGACCAGATACCAGTGCTCGACAAGGCGCAGGCGCTGCTCCTCAACGTCGATCCACTTGCGCTCTCTGTCCTGCTGCTGCCACGTATCCAGCTCGGAACCCGTGGTCATCAGCGCGTCGATTTCCTCCTTCTTGTCGGGGAGGATCGACAAAGCCGTTTCGCGGTCAACGAACTTCGACACGCCCATGTAGCGTGCATCGGAGAAGTCCGGGCGGAACGAACGCGGATCGTAGAAGAACGAATCCGGGTCAACCACATCGAACCCGATATCCGGATCTCCACGGTCGCCTGCTTCGATCTTCAGCTCAATACCGCCAAGGCCATTGATGCCGGCGCACAACGCGGTTTCCGGGTCAACGGTCTGCCAGTCGTTGCTCTCA